TGGTATTTCTATGCGTCCTTGCTTTTTAAGTATGTAAATTACACGCTGTAATACTGGTTGCACCAATTCAGCCTGTAATCTACCAAATGCAGAACCAATACGCCGAGATAAATCAGCCATACGCTCCGCAACCTCAGTAGCAGATGCGGGAGTTTTATCAGGATTGCCAAGCATATCATTATACAAAGCGCGTTTAATGTTGAGGCGCATGTCAGAAAGAACAAGTTGAGCAACATCAAAGTTGCCAGCAGCGGGTAATGGCTGCAATCCAGAACTTCCCATAGCTTTTGGTATAATAGAACCCGGAACTAAACTTATTGTGTCGGGGTTAATTACGCCATCATCATCAACTTGATAAATGCCAGCAATAGACATTTGAGCATTTTCAAGAATTAACTCAATAGTAAGGTTAGTAGTTTTAATTGCAGATAATCCGTTGAGCAAAGGGCCGCGCCCATAGACTTCGCCAGCACATTTAGACCAACGGAAACAAACAAATGGATTAGAGCCAAGACCCTTCATTTCGCGCTGATAAACAATAGATTTAGTCGTTAAGCACAGAACATAATGATAGTAACATTCTTCATTTGGCCTAGTGTAGTCTTTACAAACAACTTCCAGAATGGTTGTTTCACGATCCTTACCCATTTGTTCCTGCAAAGCAGGGCCAAGTTTTGCCTTTGGGAACATATATATTAAGGAATCAAAAGGAACTTTTTTTCTTTCCCTAAAAACATGGTCAATGTCATCGTTTGGGCCAGCATCTAACACCACATGAGGCAAAGGAATTGCAGTGAAAATAACGGGATTAATTGCGTCTCCTTCTTCAACGCAAAGAACGCCAGTGCCAACAGCTAAATCCATGAACGATTCATGAACCTCTTGACTGAAGTTAGAGTTTTGCAGGATTTCAAAAACGTAATCTGTTACCTTATCTAGCTCGTTATTAACAAGATCACGTTCTTCTTCTGGCACTTCACTACCAGACATTAAATCAGCCCATCTAGCAAAGTTAGGAACTAAGCCAGATTGCAACCTGCTAGCAAATTCTTGAACGCCAACAACAGCCGTTTCATCAAAGATGCGATCATCCCTGCGTTGACCAGCTTCTTCATAATAAAAAGATTCGCGCATTGGCAAAGCGTACTCATAACATTCCTCAAATAAAGGAACCCAATTATCTCTTTTCGACTTTGCCTTTTCGTATCGCTTTATCTTTTGATTAGCGATGGGGTTGTTGTTGTAATCCATTAACCAAACCTACTTAAATAACCCGCGCCGCCAGATTCAGAAGTAAATAACGATCTGCGCCCCTTACCCCCGCCAGACCCGCCTTCTCTTGCTGTGCGAGAATCAAGTGCTTCATCAATATCTTCTCGTTTAGCTTGCGCTAATTTTTCAATTTCCTTGCGCTTTGCGGCTTCCGCCTCAACACGCGCTTGCGCTGCCGCTCTATTAGCATCTTCCTGAACTTTAGGATCAGGTCTTGATACTGGGGCAGGCTTAGAACTTAAACACATTTTGGATCTCCTTTGCCCCCTGTATGCACAAAGGCTTTATATATTCAATGCACAAATTAAAGTCGCGCCCAAACGCTTTGTTTTCTGCGCGTACTGCGACCAGTTTTACTAAACACATCAAAATGTCGTTTTGCGATAGTTGGTTGCATAGGCTTTTGACTATTCATTAATGCGCGACCTTCGCCAGCACCTAAGAAAAGGTACTGTGCTGCGTCATGCACATGGCTAAACATATTCTTATCGGGCTTATCGGCGTACCTCTCACCCGAAACTTCCATACGTTTGTAGGAGTATCCGCTCTCAAATCCTTTGATAAGAGTGGCGCACCGCCGATCTACAAGTAACGCAGGTTTGCCCTCCACCATTTTTGTCAGTTGGGAGGAAACCGACTCAAGGCGAAGGTCAACAGAATTAGAAGGCGCGGGAAAAGCGCGAAGCCCCGCACCACGAAGAATATGGAATGGTGTTGATTCATCTGTCTGCGCTCTAAAGTCACCAGCAGGATCACCATAGATAATAACCTCACCAGCAGCAGCGAAGCGGGTTGATAACTCATTCCTTAGCACTTCAGCAAATCGCACAATGCCCATATCAATAGCAACTATTTCAGACTGAACCAGCCACCGTCCTCTAACCTTCTGAGCAAATACAGCAGCAGGAGTAAGACCAAAATCAATACCCACATAAACGGGCGTAGCGGCAGCAATAGGTATTTCCTCTTTGGCAACATGAACATCAATAGCAAACATAGGATACACAGGTTTGCCGTCCTGTATATGGCCTAATTGATTCATTACATATACATCAATCCAGCTTTTAGTCTTACCCTGCACTAGATTAGGGTAATAGCTTTGCAGCATATTATTAACATTCTCAGCTTTTGGATTAGGAATATAACCTTCTATTTCCCCTTCTTCGTTTTTCTCTGCAACCATGCCAGCGGGTTGCGTATAGAACGACCAGTTAGAAGGCTTAACGAGCATCTTAGCTTGCTCACGCGGTATATGGTCAGGGATTGGAACCTCACCAGCCATAATAGGCCACCAGTGATCTTCTTCGGGAGCATTAGTATCGGCAATAACGCCATTCCATGTAGGGCCACCATCACGCATAGAAGGAAACCGACCCACGCGCATTGTGCAAGCGTCAATAATTGACTTTGGAATTTCTCTAGCCTCATTAATCCATATACCTGATAACTCTAAAGAGAGAAGTTTCTTAACATCTTCGGGTCTATCTAAAGCTAAGAAGATAACCTCTAGGTCAATGTCACCCCGTTTGATTCTGTGGGTGTAAGGAACCGACCAGTTGAACTTACCCCACTCACCTTCTGGAAACCAATCAAGCCAAGTTTTAATTGTGGTTGTTCTTAGCTGTGGATTGGTATTACGAATAATGGCCCATCTGCTTTTGCGTATTCCATCAGGGGCTTTTTCCTGCTGCAAGGCGCGACGAAAAACCTCAACGCAACAGCATACAGATTTACCAGAACCAACAGGGCCACGTATGCCGCGAAAGAAAGTATCATCCTTCATAAAGGATTTGATAATCTCTCCATCAGGCTTGTACTTAAAATCAACCATTACTTGCTCATTATTTCGTTATCAACGCCAACCTTAATCATGCGACCAGCAATCTCAGGGCCAATGCTTTCTATTAACTTATCGGCTTCATAATTCGTAACAAACTCATTAGGAAAATGTTGCATATGTGCTAACTTAACAACCCGCCTAAGCGTGTCTCGCTCTGGCTGAGAAAGGGTGTTAATAAAGCTCATTGCTCTACCTCTAAATCGAATAACATTTGATTCATAAGCCTACGTTGAAACTCTGTATATTGATACTCAGGCCATTGGTTAGCTATATAGCCACGAATAAAAGCATCGCTGCGGCTAAACTTAAACCACTTCTCATAAGGACGCTGCTCACCATGCAAATCCTTTGCCCGATCATATGCTTCTTTGTGGCTTTGCTCTTGAGCAGAAGTCATAGATTGCATTAACATTTCTTTTTGTTCGCTGTAGTGCTTAGAAAGAGAAGGGGCTGCGTGCAACATTTCGCCAAGAAAAGCGTTTCTTAATTCTTGACCACGCATTTGATTGTCAAACAATTCAATGTGCATATTGCCAGTTGGACTATCCTCTGGGTGATAAAACTCTAGCTTACGCCCGTCACTGTAAAGATCATTCGTTCTCATGTCTGCAACCGTAATGCCCTTAAAAATTGGAAAGGCAGTTTGAATGTCGCTTACCATTAAGCCAATGTCATCATCCATAAGGGTTAAAGAGCGACCTAACCTCGCCCCCCTCTCGTTGTATCAAGCCAATGTCGTTATACACAGGCTTTGAATATGATGACGCCGTTTCCGATCTCAGGCTAGGAAGGGGGCCAAAATCAACTTTTAACTCATTGTAAAACTGCTCTGTAGTCTTAGCAACATAAACGGGTACAGCGCGAGAAGGGGCAGCGCGCCTTGGCTTATCATCATTTAAGTTTGCATAATAAGCCTCATTTTCTCTTTGAGCATCATAACGCTTTTCTCTAGGCGTTTTGTATTCGTAACCCGACCCATAGTTTCTAGCTTCTGGGCCAGTAAAACCCTGTTTAACATCTGAAACTAAAGTTGAAAAAAAACTGGAAACAGGATTTGATTTATAATTACCAGAACCTTTTTGAGTAATACTAGATTTAGCTGCGGTAATCTGTGAGGTACTTGCTGTTCTTGTAGCACTTAAAGGACTTGCCATTATGCCTTCCCCGCTTTCTTGTTGCGCCTAATTGACCTATTAGCCGCCCTGCCAACAGAACGCAAATTCTTAGGACTGTTATTTCTAGGATTACCGTCCTTGTGATCTACGTCCTTGCCATCACCGCGCTTGGCCTTGCCAGCCCTCTCCAACAAAGAACGCGCCTTCTTACGCGCACGATTATCAGCCATCCTCTTAGGTGACTTGTCATACTTACCCTCACCACTCATAGAGTAATCGCGGACGTAATTAGGACTGCTTGGCATTAGATTTCTTCTTCTTAGGAAAGCCAGCCTTCATGTTCTTGTAAGCCTTGTCACTGACAGTTGACTTAGCCTTAGAACGACTTGTCCCTGCTGCCTTCCGTTTGTTAATGTTCCTATATAAACTCATTTAACACTTCCACTTCCTTAATGCTAAAGCCTTCCTAGTAGGCCGACCCTTTTTATCTTTCATTGGCCCCTTGACGCCACTCATACGCGCACAGAAAGAACGCTTCCTTGGGCCACCCTCAGGCTGAGGCGGCTTTAAATTCGCACCCTCTTTGTTTTTAAAGTAACGCCTACCAGCCTCGTTCAATCCACCAGAAGGACTTTGATACTTCTTAGCAACCATATCTCATTCCCTTATACCTCAGTATCCTCCACATCCTCCATAACCTAAGCTAAGAAAAAAATAAAACGCACAAAGGGGTTAATTGACCAATTAAAAACTATTTAAATCTGTTTACTCTGATGGAAAAAAATGAGGGAGTTAGACCACATGGATATACAGAAACACCAAGTTTTAACCCCCCTGCCCGTCAGAGAGGTTCATACTAGGCTGCAAAACTCACAACAGGTTCATACTCTACGTCAGGTCTATACTAACCCGAATATCGCCAGCTATCTGAACCTGTGACCTATCTATAGGTTTAAATCCCGCACGATCTAGAATGTCCTTACTAGCCTCAAGCTGCACATACTCAGACTTAGCACCCGAAGCGAGACTAGCAACCCTAGCAGCAGCCAACGTAGCGTTCAAACCCATAGTCTCAGTTATCCTCACCATCATATACTCCTGCACATGCGGTAGTCGTAACGTCTTGGAAGCACTCACCCTTCCAGATTCACCCGCTGCATATCCTGCCTTCTCAGCCGCAGCTTTAATACTACACCCTTCGGCTACGAGTGTATCAACCAATGCGCTCTGCCTTCTAGTCAGTTTACGTTGTTTCGTAATGTCCTTCATCACTGCCCCCTCTGTATCTCCCCCATCTTTGGCGTTGTAATTAGTCCTTTGTCAATGCACATTTAAGGTTGGAGCTGTTAACCTTCCACTCATGAATGGACACTGAAGGAGTGTCCACCCTTACGGGTGAGTACAAGGGCTATTCCTTACGGGCGTCAAAACCCTGCGGGGCTAAGGAACGGGCTATGGCCCGTACATATTATTCTTTTTGTTCGTTGCCAGCGTTGCGCTACTACGGTGAGATTGTT